TTTTCATCAAGAACTTCATTATATACTTTTAACCACTCCCCCACCCCCTCTTTATCCAACTTCAAATATCTTCCGTGATGCCCTTTTGGAATAATCATTTCAATCCCTGTCTTTTTATCTGTAATATGCCCTATAAACTTATCATAAGTATATGCCTGTACCTTACCCCATTCGCAATAATTTTTATAATCATTATACAATTCTTTTGGTAATACCTTAACATATTCCATACCATTATACTTAACCCATTTATTCATATATTCATTACATTTAACCCCATCATCGCTTACGATATGATGGATATATTTCTTATAATTCTTGCTATTAACTCCTTGCTGTCTGCGATATGCTTTTGTAATAGGGCGTTTAACTTGAAAATCCATAGGCGACCAATCACATTTAACTTCATTTTTTAGGTACATATAAAATAACTTTTGGTTCATTCTGTCTTCCATACATTCATATAATTTTTTAAAATATTCTCCATCACCTTTCTTACAATCGCTGGTTTCAATTATAGCAAATCTGCGGTCTTTATCATCAATATCTAAAATATCTTTGTTATTAGTAAGCATAATAATATTAACATAGTTAGTGAATGTATTAGCATCAATATTCTTTTTTTCAATAGTTATTGTTGGTTCAGTAATAAGATTTTTTAAATCTTCACAAAACTTCTTCATCTCTGCAGATGTTTCTTCAACAATCAATAAAAGACATTTAGCGAGTACACTATTAAATCTTCCAAAAATCCTATCAGGTTTATGGATACTTTTAGCGAGTTCCATACCTAAAATACATTCACCGAAAAAGTTAGTAAAAGTATTACGACCTGTTCCGTGTTCCTCATTATAAAACACTAACGCAACTTGTGGGCGTTTTTCTGGGTCTTGTATCATTCTGCTTAACCAATTAATAAAGTACTCATAATATTCCTCATTACCGCCACAATATACAATTTTAATATGGTCTAAAATAGTTTGAATACGAGTATAATCAATATCACAATCTAACTCAACATTATCCGCTTTATATCCATTAAAAATATTCTTATGATATTTGCTCTGCCTTTCAGTTAATCCTTTGGGGCAAAACACTAAACCTTCATAAGATTTTTTATTAGGGTCTTTCCGCCATTCTTCCATAAACCCTGTGGTCTTATAAACATATTTTTTAATTCTTTTATCAAAGGAACATTTTTGATACTGAAAATGTCTTGTTTGTTCCACAAAATCGCCAACTTTTAAATATTGTTCTGCTTCATTAACTTTAACTAAATCAAAAACTTCTCTTTCAACTAATGGTGTACGATAATAACACGTGGGATTTTTAATAAAACAAAACTCTTTTTCAAAATCTACTTTCATTTCTGCATAACCTTTCTTAATATTCTTGTTATAATAATCTTCATCATCTTCCTTTAATAATGAAAGGAGATGCTTATAACCCCTTTTAGGTTTCCCATCATTAACAAATAATTTAATATAAGTATCCATATTCTTTTTATAATCATAAGCATCTAAACATTTTTTGGAGAATGCTTCGCATATATTAAAGACATCATTTTCGTCCCATTCATATTTTAATCCAATTCCAATAATACACATAATAACTTCTAACCAATCTCCATATTCTTTCGCACGATTAACATTTAATTTATCAACATAAGTAATAATAGTTTTCTTAAAATATTCACTTCGTCGCATATTGCTTTCTTCTTCTTGCTCTTCCTCATCATCAATCTTAACAATCTTATCACCTTTTACTTTTAATTTACGAGATGCCTCACATATTTGCTCTAAAACGCTTTTAACAGGAGCAAAGTTCAAATCCCAATCTACGAAATCCTCTTCAATATACGATACGAGATATTTAGTAATATCGGCGTTACCATCAGGCTTAAACTTAGGAATACTTTTTGTTTCATCATCAACAATTTTCTTATCAGTATATATGCTCGTAAGAAATCTATTTTTAGAATAAACTCCCTTATCAAACCCTTCAATACCAAGTTTTTCAAACATACCCAACATATTAGAAGCAGACATTCTAACTTTATCAACGGCATAATGCACCGAATGCTTATATCCATCTTTACTTTTATATTTTCTTTTAATTGCGTGAATATCAGCGATAGTTATACCTGCCTCCACAAAACACGTGAGAATTAATTGTTTATTTTTAAGTATATCTGCCTCCCAATCAGCGTCGGTATAATTAAGAGGCATAACAGGGTCGCAATCTAAATATGGTTTAACCTGACGTCCGCCATTAACACTCTCAGCAGGTATTGTTAAATTACTAATTGCATTTTTATAATTTTCTTTATTAACATCAGTTAATTCAATAATTTTTCTTTGATTAAACAAACATGCTAAATATACTTTATTAAAACTCATCTACTAATATTATATATAATTAAATTACCCTTATATGTTATTAAGAAGATTAAAAAATAAATCATTTTTTACAAATTATCGACCACAATTTTTTCAGCGAGTTTTTCCGCTTTTTTGCGTTGATACCATGCCTTTTTATATTCTTTATCTCTCGCAATAGCTTCGGGAGAATACATACCGATACCAAGTTCTTTTTGCTTTTTATGTAGTGCGTTACGAGCATCTAACAATTTTTTACGGAATTCTGGGTCATTATAATATTTTTCCATAACTTTTTTGTTATATTTTTCATAAAACGCTTTACGACTATCATCGTCTTTGAAAGAAGCAGGAGGCATTTAAACCTTATAAGATAAATATATATCTTCTTAATTCCTTATATCAATTTTTATATATTTTCCAAAATAATTGTAGGTTTTTTTACTTTATTGGTGTAATTATCGTTATTGCCGATGACACCATTCAAATGTATGGGGACTGCCCTGTTATTGTTATAAAATGACTTACTTGCTGATAATTTATATCTCGTCGGAATCTCCTCAAAATCGCAGTCTTGTATCAAATTATCATATTTTAAGATTAACATATTATATTTATCTGCCGTAATTACATTCTCATCGTCAAAAGCATCTATTTCTTGCGTAAGCGTCATAAAAGATTGTGATAGTTTTTTAAACTGCTCTGCTTTTTCACTTGCCTTGATGCTATTGTTTAAAGACACTATCAATACGCTGACGGCATTAACGACTATATTTGGTATCTTCATTTTTGTCGCATCTTCACTGATGCTATTTATAATACACATAGCGGAAGAAGTAAGCACAAGTGGAATACTAAATAAAAATTTAATAAAACTCCAATAACTACAAGCAGAACTACATACTAATACGAGGCATTCACTCTTATCCAGTAATTTTTGTAATTTATCTTTATGGTTTGTCATCTAATATAATAAAATAAAAAAAATAATAAAATGAGTACATAATTAATTTAATTCTAAACTTTTCTAAACTTTTTATAATTTCTAAATATTTTCTAATTATGTACTCATTTTTTAATTCGCTCTTTAAGTAATGCTAATAGTTGTGCATTTGCCTTATCAAGGTCGTCAAATAGCTTCTTTTTTTCTTTAAGAATTCGGTCTAAGTGTTCCAAGCATTCTTCTTCATCTTTCGCTAACTCTTTAATACCATCATTAATACTTTCGACATATTTCCGCATATAATTTCGTTGTTTTTGTTGCTTTTCTGTTCCTTCTCCTGCTTCTTTACGGGGTCTCCCGGCTCTTTTCTTCTCAGGCGCTCCTGCTTCTGGGGGTGTTTTAGGTTTAGGGGGCATATCTATTTTAGGGGGCATAATTAATTATTAATTACTCTAATATAACAAAATAAAAAAAATTTTAATAGTTAAAAAACGGATTTTCCTTTACAACTATTTCTTGTTTAATAGTATCTTTTTTAGCTTTCTCTTTTTTTGGTGCTTTAACACGCTCTTCAATTACTTCAACTTCTTCCTCATCACTACTCGCCTCCATGATAATTCTTTTAATAATTTTCTTTTTCTTTTTTTCTTTCGGTTTGTAGATTATTTGCTCTTCAACCTCAGGTTCGCTGTCAATAAAGTCAGGCATAGGTGCAGGAATATCTAAAGTTCGTGCTGATTTTGCTTTTGTAACTGATTTTGCACGAGGTTTCTTTACTTTTTTAGTAGGCTCAACTTCTTCCTCAAATACAATTTCTTCTTCAACCTCAGGAAGAGGCTCTGTTGGAAGAGGTTCAGGAGCAATTTTTGATGCTTTCTTATTTTTCTTTGCTTCACGTGCCTTCTTTAGCAATTCCAAGCGTTGTTCATAAGTTAGCATATTTATCTATCTATCTATTATACTATACTCATAGAAAATAATTTTTATATAAAACGCATTTGTTTTTTTTTCTTATTTAATACTTCGCCAAACTCAGCCATAATCTGGTATTCACGTCGTTCCAGGTCCTGTTTATTATCGCATGGGTACTCTTCATGTAGGGTCATTTCCCAATCATTCCAGTCATCAATATATTTATATAAATTACAACGTGAGCTATAATTTTTACTATCGTGTTTATGCTTCGAGTATCTACTTTTTAATGTTTCAATCGTCGAACCAACATAAATTTTAGAGGTATCGTTCTTATTTTTAATAAGATAAATTTTACCCTTAGAATATCTCTCATCTATCATTTAATAAATCATAAGATATTAATTTTTACTTTTTAGATGCTATATCCGTACTTTCAATTATTCGTCATCTTCTATTTTTCTTCTTCACTATCGCTTTCTTCTTCACTATCACTATATTCTTTATCTTCCATTTCTCCTTCAAATTCTTCTTTCAGCATATTCATCAAAATATGATACAAAAGACATTTATATATCCTCTCACCTTCTTTGTCTTTAATAATACATATCACTTCATCGTCGCCGTAATCATCAGCAATCTCTTTCAAAATCTCAAAGATTCCGTATGACTTTACAATAATCTCTGTAAAATTGATATCTGCTTTTATTACGGCATCATCAGTAAGCAAGTGTAGTTTATCATAAGCATCATCATCATTTTTATCTCTGTTATATTCATTCCAGTATTTAAAGTCTTGCGTAATATCTTTCCACATAACAGAGTTCTTCATCATAGTAATAGCATCGGTGTTAGTCATCGTGTGATAATATAATATAGTAAGACGACTATCAATTTTTACTTTTTATATTTAATTATTTGAAGATGCAATAACATATTGTCCAAAATTAAAGGTAGCGATTTCTCGGTACAAAAAATTAGTTTAAACTGCGATATAAATCGATTATCTAATTTATTAACTATACCCTCAATATTTCTGTAGGTTATACAAGTCATTGGCGGTAGATCAGAATCAATCCATTCGATCACGTTCCCGATGCCTTTGGTATAAATACTGCCATCGTTCGAAATTTCATTGTGCGTATTATTAGTAAAAGTTAAATTTGTGCTAATAATAATTTTAGAAAAATTCATAATATTTACATAAGTATCACTTACGACAGGAGCATTATTTAACGGAACCAAACGCTCAAAATATCCATACATATTTGCCGTAGTTAGATTAGGAAAAATCAGCGTACGTATCTCTGTAATAGTCCCTGCGTCATTATTGTATGGTATTGGATTTGTAAAAGTTTGGATTGGAAGAGAATTACTTATGATAATTTTATTTGTATAATTTTGTTTTGCAAATTCAATCTTAGAATTTGTAGCTGTGCTATTAGCATTTATCATCGTAATTAAATTATCAATATTATAAAATCCATCGGCGACCGAGACATAAGTTGTTGTTAAACTTTGAAAAGTTGTCGTTGCAATTGTCTCGGCCTTATAAAATTGCATTTTATCTAATCTTATAACATTGTCTCCGTATGGATATGACCGAGATAATATTCTAACTTTATAATATTTATACGGAACATTCCCCAACACACTTAATATTATATTTTTGCTTGTGGTATTCGCTAAAAATGTCATCACGTTATCACTAAGAGATAAGTTAGTATAGCTAATATTATCAATTGAACCTTCAACAGAGAATATTATACTTACATCAAAATTAAAACCCTGTGCGGTAGTGAAAGACATGCTGATCGATACTTTTTGTAATATAAAGGCATCAACCCAATTTGTAGTCGTGTTTTTATGTATTTTAATATAATAGATAGCACCTGCGGAACTCTCCTCGAATTGGAGATAGTTATTATTAAATCCTGAGCGGAAATTTGTTCTTTGTATCTTATTTACGAAAATCGCCTGACCTTCAGGCGTATATCCCAAAATGATATTAGGCGTACCATAAAATACAGAATAATCAGTCCCTACCAGTGATTCTTCCATAGTTTCGAGCGAAGAGCCACGAATAGCAATATTTAAAAAAGTACTCGTACCGATATTATGTGCTAATGATCCATAATTTGTACCTACATCAACTAAACTATTTGTATTATATTCTGGTATAAAACTACTTACACTAAAAATATTATTATGTAATGCCTCGCTGATATTATATGCCGAGTTTAAATATTTAAAATCAACTAATTTTACACTAAGGCGTTCCTTATCATTACATTCGATAGGATAGTCAAGATTTATTGTTATTTCATTCGCATCATTTTTAGTTTTTTCAATAAAAAAATTAAACACACTCATCTATTATTAGTAAATATAAAAAAGACTATAAGTTTAAATATTTAGGGTCTCTTTCAATTACTTTATCCCACCCAACCCGAATTCTATTACCAGGCTGTTCTTGTTTATGAACTGAAAGAATTAACGAACCATACTCAATATTCATAACCTTATCATAATACTCTAATATTTCTTCTTTTGTAAAATAAGCACCTAATTCAGTTGCTATATTATCAACAATATACTCACGATTAGCACTTTTTAAAAGCACAAAAATATCTGACTGCTTTCGCACCAATGCAGGAATACTTTTATAATTTTGTGATATATAAATTAAATTAATTCCTACTAATTTATCGCTAATATGCCGTGATTTAACACTCAATCTGTTAAAAAAATTATTTTTACTATTACCGAATGCTGATGTTGAAATTAAATCATCTAACACAAGGAAAACCATTCTGGGGTGATATAATATATTCCCATCTGCATCTTTTGGAGCATCTGGATCTTCTGCTGGATTGATAAAAGATTTAAACTCTAATAATTGTAGTTCCTCATCAGTCATATTTGCAATATTACTTTTCATAAACTTTTTATAAACACGTCGATACTCGTTATATTCTTCAATAGTATCTCGCTCAGCAAGCAAACTATCATAGATTTCATTTAATCGCTCGTCGATATTATCTTCCAAATCAATTCTGTCGTCGTCGTGGAGAGATTTTAAAGTTGTTAATATATTATTTTGTTTGCTTCTTGCGGTGCCACCTGCACACCAGATCACACGTTGCCTCACACTTTCGCCTGTACTACTAACAAAACCTCCGCCATTCTCATAGGCTGTTAAAAGTTGTACAATGTTGGTTGTCTTACCACCATTCTTGACCGCACACGAAAGAATAATATTATATGTTGGTGGTAATGATTTATCTCTTGGTTGCGGAGGTTCATACTTATCAAACTTGCGAATATCACTATTAACACTCTTTAATTTTTTTAATTTTAAACCAGTACTTTCGCAATCGCAAACTGCCTTGCCGAGTGGGCATACTTTCGTTTGCATTATTAAAAAATAATCTATCTATTATATAGCGAGATTTTTAAAATTAATACAATATTATCTTCGCTAAATATCAATTTTTATTTTCTATGCTATATTTAAGATGGATAAAATAAATCTGCCTGATTATTACACAGATGAAGATAAAGCTAACTACCATGATATGATCTCTCGAGGTGAAGCGTTATTAGGTAAGCAAATTCCGCATTGTGATAAATTTTTACTCGATTTATCTGCTCGTATGACTATTAATCAAATTAAAGGATATCAAGATGAAAAAACAGATGATGAAGTAAAAGAACAACAACAAAAACACAAAGAAGCACAAAAACATGCTCATATAATTACACCTGACGACTTATACGAAGAAGGACAGAATCCATTAGAATTAAATCAATCAATAGCTAATAAAGAACATGATGAAACAGAAGAAGCTGGAACAGAAGTTACTGAAGCTACGGAAGCTAATCTAATATCTTAATTTATTTTTCTTCTTCCTTTCCTTTGTCACAAATTTTTTTTATAAAAATTGATAGTTCTTATTAATTAGATATAAGAGTTAGACACTATAATAATATAAATGGACATGGATAATTTTCAGTTGGAATTTGCTCGCATCAAATCGGTTGGAAATACTGCACAAATTTCAAAGGAACTAAAACAAAAATCTGCTGAGTTTAGACTTATGTATGATAAGATGTGTAAAAAAATAAGAAATGATAAGTATTTGGCTCATGCAAAAGATAGAATAAATAAAGCAAGAAGTGAAAAGAGAAAACTAATGAAAGACGCTGGCGAGTTGCCAAAAGTCGAAAGAGTTATTAGACACGTAGCACCACCGATGAATATTGAAGAAGTAGATACATCTATTAAACGTCAGTATGCTGATAATAAAAAATTGAAAGTATTAACTGAAAGTAGTATTAAAGCGTATGGCGATACTATTAAAGCAGTTTATTCAAAATATCATGATAAACCGATGAGCGATGATGCTGAAATTTTAAAATATTTGCGATGGGAAAAACATAATGCTAAAAAATTGTACAAACAGAATGAGTATATAATTCTTAATATTAAAGATATAGCCAAGCACTACGCATCAAAGATTTCTCTTTTATACTCTTTGTTTTCAAGATTTAATACTAAAAAACTTAAACAATTTAGAGAAATTCTTTATCCATATAAGACATCATTAGATAAGCATTATCATGAACATCGTAACGATTTGGAAATAGATAAAGACGAAGTAGATAAAATTTCATTTGAGAAAGCAGATATATTGGCTAATCTTGAAAAAATTGAATTTCCTCGTATGAAAATATTGTATCTTCTAATGTTTATGTTGCCTTGCCGAAGAATTGCAGATTACAGAATTACATTAATAGCAAAAAACGAAGAAGATATTAAGAATGAAAAATACAATTGGTATTATAACAATAAGATATATATAAATAACACAAAAAATAAACAAAAGATAGTATTAGATATTCCTGATGAAATTGTGAGTATTATTGATAGTGAAATAATTGGAAGTGAATTCCCCTCGAAACATCTAATATTAAACGCAACCGAACCATATATGAGTAAAATATTTAGTAATATGATGGTAAAAATATATGGTTCTAAATTTACTGCTACTGATATACGTAGAATATATGCGAGTTATAATCTAAAGATCGCAGGTAATAGTGGTGATGTAAAAACTATGTTAAAAAACCAAAATGAGATGGGACATAATCTACACCAGCACCTCCAATATTGCATTCCAACTAATACTTCTTAAGATTAAACCTTTTTAAATAATCATTATAGCTTTTAGATAAGCTTTTATAATTCCAAAGGATCCAGCGGCTAAGAGAAGCTGCTGACATATAATCATTCCAATTTTCCTTTGAATGACGTGATAAATAATTTTCCTTTTTATATTCATCTGCTGTAAGAGTGAAGTCGGTATATCCAGTAGCGCCGAAATGTGTCGTTTTAATTTTATGACGTTCTTCGTCATAAAATATAGCAGTATATTTTTTGTCATTTCGTTCGCTTTTAGTTAATTGCACATACATCTAATATATAATAAGAAAATATATTAATAAAAAATGAGTACATAATTAAAAAATATTTAGAAAATTATAAAAAGTTATAAAAGTTTTAAATAAATATAATTATGTACTCTTTTCGTTCTTATTAATATAAAAATTGATATAAGAATTAAAGGATATAATAAGGTAAATAAGGAATGTCGGAAATTGATGAAAGGTATAAACGGGGTATGATTTATACTATTAGGAATATCAAAGATGATACGATGATATATGTAGGCAGTTCAATAAATAATTTGAGTAAAAGATTTGATAATCATAAAAGATGTTGTAAAGTAGGTAAAAGTGGTATTAGTTTATATTCTCATATCGTTGATAATGATTGGAGTGGCTGGTATATTGAACTTTACGAAATGTATCCGTGTAATAATAAAAAGGAATTAAACCGAAGAGAAGGTGAAGTGATAAGAGAAATTGGTACGATAAATAAATATATCGCTGGAAGAACGAAGAAAGAATATAATCAAGAGTTTAGAGATGTAAAAATAAAATGGTGGAAAGATAATATAATAAGAATGACCGAACTAAAAAAACAAAATTATATAAAAAATCGTGAAGAAATTGCTAAAAAACAAAATGAAAAAGTATGCTGTAATATATGTGGAGCATTTTCATCAAAAAATAATTTACCGAGGCATCAAAAAACTAAAAAATGCGTATCTAAAAGTTTAGAATAAATATAATTATGTACTCTCTTCGTTCTTATTAATTATTTGTAGTAGATATTATTTCATTCATTTTAGCAGAAAGAAGAATGATAATTTTAAATATCTTTTAGAGAATTATGAGTATGTATTATAAAACGAGTACATAATTGAATTATTTTTAGAAATTTATAAAAAGTTATAAAAGTTTTAAATAAATATAATTATGTACTCTTTTCGTTCTTATTAATA